GGTTTGTCCACCCTTGGTCAGTTTATGCATTTTTGCCATAATATCTCCTTTCATCCGCCTAAGTTCCGGGGGAACTTAAGCTATCATTATTTTATGTAACTATTTATTTAACTATTAAATCATTATTTCTCTTCCGGTGGCAGAGGAGGTACAAAATCACTCAGCACATCATCATACTCCCTCTCTGACAGAGGGACGCTCTGCACCGCATTGTATGCGGCATAATCCGGATAGGACATGATCTCCGCCGTGCTCTCATCCGTCTTTCCGGCAACGAGGATAACACCTGTATTCTCCACCGATACAAGATTGCAGATGCCATCGGCAAAATCAGCATCGGAAAGATAGTATTCGCGTTTGACTGACAGAGCACCGGGACGTAGTCCATGCCTGTCAAAAATGACCAGCAGACCACCATCATTAAGCCTGCGGCAGTTCTTGTACCCGTGCCCGTCAAACTCCGCAACAACACACCCCGACAGGACTGTGCGGTAAGTAAACCGGAAGGGAGTATTTATATCTCCATTCAGGCTCTTCTCTATGATTTTAAAATCGGACTGATAATTAATTCTTATCATAACTCTTATAATATTGATGTTACATCGTCTATCTCCTCGGCTGTCAGGTATCCGTTCAAGTCAACACTTCCGCCACCTCCTGTCGTGCCTGTAGGACTCCATGCCCCCTTTATCTTGCATTCATATATAGGGCCCGGTATGGTATCCCCCACAACAGCCCAGTCACCTACAACAGGAGATGGAACAGCCTCTTCCAGCAATTTAAGAGTAGAAAATAATCCCTTGTTGCGGATACCGTTCTGCTTGACCTTTTCTAGTTCGGTAGAAGTCTTGCTAAAGTTGTTGTTAAGACGGTCTGCCGCCTCACTCCAAGTACCTGTCTTGTTAATACTATTCAGTTCCATATCACTTCTTTACTTTTAAAGTCCCGTTTGTCACGACTCCTTCTACTGTCTCATATTCCACATATACCTGACCTGACGAAACATCATCTTTCCCCGGCCAATTACTGCAATCAATATTGGCCACATGCTTATACACACCCACTCCATTATATACCGGTTTCATTCCGACTAACAGCGTTTCGCCTTTAGAACCATAGAAGGATACGTTATTGGGATTAAGAATGATATCCGTATTTTCCACATGATTCTGTATTCTGATACGTTCCGGATATACAGTCGTTTCTAGTATCAATTGGTCCCCTGCATATTTCCGCAAAATCAAATCACCATATTCCCATCCGTCCGATGATGTGTCGAACCTTAATATCAAGGTGGCATGTCCTTCAGTCGTGTACATTTCAAGAGTATTTTTATCCGGATCAATGACAATGCGTTTCCCGTCAACAGATGTTTCTACTTTTCCGCGGAAAAATCCGCCCAAGGCTTCAACCACACCTCTGAACTTACCACCTAAGGCATAAATATAGCCGCGCAGGAACGTATCGCCACCATGAGTGGCAACGAAGTTCGCCATATTCGCCCATTCTTCATCGGTGGGTTGATAATTCGGATCATTACGAAACCTCATCACGGTCAATATAGCCTGTTGTAACGTGCCACCTGCCCAAAATGCCACATCATCATCGTCATTGTATATGCCGCTAACTCCGGCGGTGACCTTCTGCATCTTGCCATCCTTGTAGTTGCCTAACTGGATCATATTGGCCAATATCAGACCGCCAAGAATATCCACAGATCCATCCTTGATCGCACTGGCGATATAATTGATTGACTGAAAACCGGCTGTTGCCTTGTCGTTATCCAAAATGGACGGTTTCCAGTCTGTGGCAATGGTCCCTCTTTCTAGTTGAAGGTCACAAACGGTTGCGGTACCGCTAAGCATAAAAATACCTGTACCGTTAAATGCGAACTTGAAAGTGTATCTTTGATAACCGGACGTAAGAGGCTGAGTTGTGCTGAAATCACCACACGAAACAGCCACAGACACACCTTTAGCTTTAAAGGATATAACATAGTTCTCATTTTTAATCAATGATACGGATTGGGACAAACTACCGATTGCAGCAGAATACCCAGAGCCGGCAGTACTGTCCGCGGATACGGTAGCCACACCCGTCCAATACTTTAATTGTTTACTATACAAATCGGTATCAGCAGACAATTGAGTATCAGAGGACAATGTTTCACTCTCATAATCTCCGGTAAACCCGGAGTTACGCAACAGATTGACCGAGCCGACAGCCGCATTGTCTATCGCATCCTGAGCCTTTTGGGCCAAATCGGCAGCCGCCTGTATCTCATCCGGAAGCCCTTCCATGTTACGCCATCCGGTGGAACCCTGCTCGATATGGAACATACCCTTGATATCAACACCGCCTTTTTGTGTATAACGGATGTAAGTGCTCTCATCCTTGGCACCGATATAGGCATCACCATACACATTGATATAGGCGTGTCCGGTGGACTTGTCAAAGCCCAACCCGATGACTTCTTTCCCGGCAAGAGAGAAAGAGTTGATACCTTGATAGAAAATAATGGAAGGCGAAGTTTCATTAACAGAAGAAAGGATTATAGCTGCCTGACGAGTGATATCCGTCAAGTGTCCCAAACCAATAATATCATCACCGGCAACCGGGATATCACTGTCCTTGTCGGCATTGGTTTTGCTCAAGTCAATATAGTCAGCTCCTACTCCTGTCACCTCGCGCCAGTAGTAGCGGTTGGATACATTGTGAGATGTTCCTTCTTTAATATTAAATTCTTGAGATAAAGCGAATGTACCGACTGTAAATTCGTTATTGATTGTAATACCATCGACTTCCGACAAAAAGAAACAGCGGTAGCTCTCATCAAGTTCCTCCACCCTGACACACTTCATTCCGGCCGGAGATATGATCTGTTCACCACCAACATGCGTTTTCTTTTTCACTTCAAGTTCATCAAAGACAGCCTTAATCTTCACATAAAGCCGGTCAACAACGGCTTGAGAGGTACCATCTTCCAGTACAGTAATTCCACTACCATTCTTACCAACCAAAAAACCTTTCAGGAACGTGATCAGCTCATTGGCAGTGTCTTCTTTATCTTTGCGTAAAAAGTATTTGGTGAGCTTTTCTATATCAGAATTATCCATGTTTTCTAGAATCCCGATAAATATGCGCCCAATTCTTTCAGCTGTATTCTCTCCTTCTACAGATGCGTTTCTTACTTGAAGAGCCAGTTTCTTTAATATGTCAACAGAATCGCTCATTCTCCTATTACACGAAAAACAGTTCTATTAGATTTTAATTTCCCTTCACCGTTATAAAGTGGCATACAGCATTCTTTTAGGTAAAGCACGCATTCTTTCAGGTAGCGGTCAGCTATACTACATGCATCGCTATACACCATCATCTTTTCCTTGAATACTGTATGACTGCTATATTCACCTTCCTTGTTCACGAAGCCGAAACGGGATACATTCCCATCTCCATTTTTGACAATACAGGCATAGGTATAGTATGCCAATGCTATACGGAGCCCGGTGAAAAGTTTCTTTTCCTTGCATTTGGTTTCGTAAGTACCACCGTCAAGTAATAATGCGTATTTATCCGGATTCGTTTTTACATCAAGGAACAGTTCGTCTCCTAACGCTGATTTGATGTAGATATTCTCCGACTCACGGATATAGGTTTCTATCTTGTCAGGATCGAGATGTACAGACATTCCGCGAGATAAAGCTGACACTTCATCTGTTGTTATTAGATATTGCTGCATTTCTTATATACTTTAATGGTTCGACACTGAAATCTCCTGAAGGATTGGCTACTTCGTGCCAATAGCTGAACACACGACTTAGCGTGCGTTCTATAAGACGTTGTTGTTTGCTGACGATAGAGTTATAGTATTCGAAGGCATCTTCCAAAATATCGCCTGAGAATCCGACTTTACCAATACGGATGCAATACCATGGCTCTTGGCCATAAGCTGAATAAATACGTTCAACCACACTTGCGTCAGTAACGGTAAATTCTTTGTCGTAATTTTGTGAGTTCAGATTTATTATTTCAGGTTTTTCCTCATCGCTTTCTAAAGTAACTTCCATAATCTTTCCTGCATTCGTATCACCTTGCAACTGGATGAGTGTATTTGAGAAACTGTCGTCATCGTCTGTATCTTTCACTTCGTTGCCTTCTTCGTCAAAGGTTATGTTCGATCCCTTTTTGGTGAATACCATAGCGCCAGGGAAGAAATTATTTCGTACATTTCTGTACTTGACATTGGACAGCCCTTCATCGGTACTCATTTCTGTAGCCACCCGGTCACCTTTCCCGACAGGATAAGTATTTTTTCCGGCCATTGACACCCATAGGATTTGACCTTTGTAGTATTCAATGCCTCCGGCAGCTTCTATTTGAGCTAGTATCACATCTTTTTTGGGGTTAAAAACGTCTATGTAGTCGATGTTTTCTTTCTTGACCTGCAGAGCTTTCCCTTTACGTGTCTTCTTTCCGCTCCAGTCTGGATGTACTGCTATTTTTGCCACATAACCGTTTTCATCTTCTTCCGTCAGACGGCAATTTTCAAACGGTACGTGCTGCATCTCCACTATCTCACAGAAAACATTGTAGTTAACATGGATTGCTATTCCATTGAGTTCGGACATGTCTTTACATAGTAACATGTGTACATCATCCAATGTGTCACCTTTTCGATTGACTACATATTTGGAAAAAGCAACCTCACGGAATCCGTTTCCTTCAATGAAGTCAGCGAAACGGTCTGAGCATTCAGATGCAGTAGAGCTTGCAGCAATGATATTCTTTAATGTCTGCGGATATAGGTTGTCCTGTCCGTAGGCTTGAATTCCTAGATTTTGTAAATAGCTTGTATCAATGCGGTTACTGCTTTTCTTTTTTAGATCTCTTACTCTCATATTCGCGAGGTTTACGTTCGTCCTTTATTTCTTTTATTCAACTTTATCTTCGCCTTCTCCATTCATTGCGTTCACAATTTCAATGGCCTTGCTTAGATGCAGATTCAGAACTTTTTTACTGATTTTCTTGCCGTTGATTTGGAAATCTTTCAACGTGTCAGCCACGGATTCTTCAGAAACTCCGTCTTGTAATGATTCTACCATTGAATCAAGCAGGCTTTGATTGTATCCACATTTGTTAACACGTTCTTTCCAGTCCGTAGGTACATGGGCGAAATAAATTTCACCTTTCGGATTTTTGGCAAGGTACTTTTCAGCAACTTCATCAGTGAGGTTGTCATTAGTGTACATTTTATTGCTTCCGAACTCCGGTTGAAGCAGGACACCATTCTTTAATATATAATTACATTTTTCTTTCATACGGTTATTCTTTTTGATGTAAACAGTCATTTCGATTACAGCATCGCGATAGCAGTCGTTACACGATGTCTTGGTGAATTCTTTTCCTAATACTTCCTTGTACAATCTTTCTATCTCCGATTTATCAGAAGAGGAGTAGGAGGGAAGTTCTCCTAGCTCCTTTAATTTATCAACCACTTCTTCTAACTCCATAATCATTCAGTTGGTTTTGTCAGTGTTTCAACAAGCGTTTTTGTCGCATCGTAAGATGTTTTGTACAAGAATAATGCTGATTTGGGAACCTTGGTTTCTTGCAAAGAGATATTCCATCCCCCTTCCGTTTCTTCGGAATACTTGTCATTGCCGATCTCTGCGGCTTTCAAACCTTGGTAGTAACCGTAAATCTGGAAAGCTGAATCTCCCGGATTTTCGGTTTTATTTAACCCTTTGGCTTTATTTTCCAATACAACGACAAAATCACCGTTAGCAAGCCCGTCAATAATGTCATTGCATACATCGGGGTCATTTGCTAATACAACCATGTTCACTGTGTTAGTAAACGTGTTACGATAGGTTCCTGTTGCCAAGGTTGTATTAGTACCAGTAAAGGGGGTTGCACCGAATACCTGTACCTTGTAACCTTTTTTACCTGTTTTCAGTGCAAGAGTTTCGATCACATTCTTACGGGTTGCGTTGAATGTAACCGCACCGAAATCCACGTCTGCGCGATTCATTATCACACCTTCCTGTTCCAGCCCGGGAACGATAGGATCATCGCACGATGGTGCGATGTCCTTTTTGATTGTTATATCACATATTGCCATATTTGCTCTTTTTCGTTAGTATGCTACCTGTACCAACTCATCTTCGCCAATCATGGAACCTAATTTTCCTGTTGAATAAATGTAGTTCTTGCGGGCTTTCTTATCAAACCAGATATCCAAGTCCGACATCGGTTCGGTGCCCTCACATCCATACATCAAGTTCTCAGGAGAACATAAAACAGCACGATGCGGTAAGTTAAGTTTGGTTTTGTTGTTCTGATAGGCTTGAATAAATCTATCCCAAATGGAACATTTAACGATGGTTGTTCCATCGTATTTGCTGACCTCTACACCGTCAAATACAACTTCCCAGGGCATGATTACCTTGTACTTTTCTTTCATATCGTGAGTCAGAGCATCGCACATTGACTTGGTGGCGAAAATTGCGCATCCGTCTTTTTGGAAAATCCGGCTGTCGGCATCTTGCAACATCGCATCGAATATTGATGTGGCAATGCCTGTTTCTTTCATCTTTGATTTTTGTAATGCATATGATTCTTCTGCGTTGGCTGCAATTTCAGTGTGCTGTTCGGTATTGTTGGTACAGATGGCAAACAGACGTTTGAAAAAACCGTCACATGTTTTAAATAGTTCGATGTTTACTCCGTCAGTGATTTGACCACCTCCAGTGACAGACGCTGCTGATTTATCTCCAAACCATGTAAAACGCCACATCATTTTCATCATAGCTTCAGACAGCTTCGGCAGTACAATACCGTCCATATATTCGGTCGATGTCAGGTCTCCTATATTTGTTCCCGTTTTAAGGCAGTACTTGGCAATGGTGTTTTCCAAGTCTGTATAGCACATTTCCAAAGGAATTTGCCAATCTCCGATTTCCCATTCCTTTTGGGCGGCAGCGATAGCCACTTTTTTATATTCAGGGTCGCATCCGGAGCCGGCTATTCCGATATCTTCCATTTCACCGATAAAACCTGCTTTTTTACCGTTAGTCACATTGGGCATAAACGTCATAAAACGCTCCATGTCTTCGTTTTGAAAGACTGTTAACTGAATAAGGTCTTTCAAGTCTTTTACAGCCTGATTATCAGGTGTAAGTTTGTCAAAATCTAAAATAGGCATTTCCCCTCCTTTTATTACTTGTTGTTTCTTTTTTCTCTTTCTTCACGAAGTTTTCTCTGAATAGGCGTTTCATTTTCTTCTACTCCTTTTATACCCTTGTTGAACGTTTGGGTACGAGCTGACACTTTATAAGTACTACAATGTTTTGCCAGCCAGTTTTCGCCCCCGGCCATACGGACTGCGTTCAGAATCTTGTTGTCCTCAATGGTACGGGCATTCGTCTTTAGAGAAGCATTCTCAGTTTCCAACTCTTCTATACGGGCTTTTAAAGCTTTCACTTCATCCTCTTCCAATTCATCAGGATCTTTAATTTCTGTAATAACGCCATCTGTCACAATGATAGTCTTTCCGTCAGGCATGACATGTTCGCCATCGGGACTTGCTGTATCTCCCACTTGGGGTTCACCTTCATCTCTTTCCACGGTAAGCGTGTTACCTTCGGCATTTGTCAATTCCATAGATACGACCTGTACGTCTTCAATTTTTTGATAGCCGCATTTGGCCAGCAGCCTGTCTATGATAGTCTGCTTCACTGTTACTTCTTTTTCTTTGTTCATTTTCTTGTTATTAAATGTGTAAGTTCTCCCTTTGGCAGTTGTAGGCATAAGAACGGTCGTGATAAAACCTAATTGTTTGGCTGTTTCACCACCAAACCAACCGGCTTTATTCATTTGGGCTTCGATAACTGAGGCTTCCGATCCTGTGCGTTCTACATACAAAGCTAGCATCTTGTTTTTTTCACTCTCCAAGTTTGATTTTATTGATTCTAGGGTTTCAAGATCAAGGTCTCCATCGTATGAAGCCATATAAGGCTTGTGAATAAGAAACTTTGCATGTGGATAAGCAAAACGTCTTTCTTTTGCAGCGGCCAATAATATCACGGTTGCCATGGATGCACATCGTCCTACTGCAGTACAGCTGATTTGCTTTCCTGAAGCACGTAAGGCGTCATAAATGGCATACCCTTCAACGGCATCACCACCGCATGAATGTATCTCAATATCAATAACGTGGTCATTCGGATCTATCCAAGATAGGAAATTTTGAATATCGGGAAAAGACAATCCCTCTTCACCAGTTAGATACCAATTTTCCATTTTGTCTTTATCCGCAACAATATCTTTGTTGATGTATAATTTCGCCATATATAATCTATTTTGAAGCAAAGGTAAAAAACGGTATATGGCTATAAGAATTTCAGAACATAATAGCACTGACACGCTTTGTCAGTAAAAAAATAGGGGGAAGAATAATCTTCCCCCTTATTGAATTGAAACGTCAACGGACAACCTGTCAATGACTCTATAGATGGTCCTTTCTGAAATGCTGTATTCATCTGCCAGGTACTGCATGATATATGCCTTTTTATGACCTTCAGCCGTAAGACGGGTGTAGTCTTTATACATTTCTAGGTATTTAATATCTGATGCATCTAATGACATTTCAGACATTATCCTAAGAGTGTTCCTGTTTATATATAATAGTTCGTATGCTTTCATAAACTACCGCTTTCTTCTATGTATTTAATTCTATTCGCAACTGAAGTAAACTCTTCTACAGAAACGACAGGGGCAGGAGCCATCATCATTCCTTTGGCGACTGCTCTGGCCAGCATATCTTCGCCTAAAGTTTGATTATTCGTTGCTGTTACATTAATAGGTACACCTCCACCCATCATATTGAAGGATGATAGGATAGGGGCGAACATGGACGTAGCTTTGGCGGTTATAACGGATTCTCCATTCGACAACTGTGCCGGAATACTGTCGCTCGTTCCTGTCCCCGGTCCTGTAACCAAACCACCTTCTGCAAATTTAGCACTTTTTACTATCTTAACAGCATTTGCAATGTTAGAAAGGATTGTTGCAATACCTGATGCCATTGTAGCTATACCAAGAATACCTTTCCCTGATTCAGCGGATACCATTTTTGCGATCGCCTTACCTGAATTGATGGCGATCTCTGCCAAAGCCAACATTTTGCTTGCCATAGCAAATCCTCTATCAGACTCCCCAATTTGTTCTGTGAGAGCTACAAGGCCATTTGTCACCTGTTCCATTGCTTCATATTTAGCTTGTTCTATTTCAATCTCCTTATCGCTCAGTTCTCTCTTGTCTTTCAGATAAGCATTCTGTGCTTCCAGCTTGCGAAGATTGAATGCTTCTATACTTTCACCTTCCATTTGCTGCAGGCTATCGAGCTCGGCTTTCTTTTGTTCCATCCTTATACGAAGAATTTCCTCTTCGTTATCATATGCTTGTGCGATTTCCGTTTCAAAGCGTATGCGCATGGCTTCCTGTTGCTTGTTGATAATATCCTGCTCATGAACTGTTGCCAGTTCGTCTATCTTGGTATTGTACTTTGCTTTAATGGCCAGTTTCATTTCTTCGGTTTGTTCTGTGCTGGTAAGTTCCGCCTCTTGTTGTGCTTGTAATTGTTGTATCTTTAACTGATACTCCTGCTCGCTGCCTTCCTTGACCGATTCCAATTGCAGGGATATCATTTTTAAACGGTTCTCCAGTTCTTTTTTCAGCTCCTCATCGGACAACTTGCTAAGCTCCATAGATTTTTGTTGTTCCAAAGCCTTTATTTTGGCGTTGATGGCTTCACGAGCCTTGGCGGTAAGGTTCTCTTCTTGCTTTAAACTGATTTGCAAATCCTCAATCTGCCGGGAATAGTTCAATTCAATCTCTTTCCGTGCTTGTTCTCTCTTGTCTTTCACTAAGGCAAGCATAGCATCTTCTGCTGCCCTTACTGCTTCCAGTTCTGTTTGCTTTGCTTCCTTTGCTTTGTCTGCACCTTCCTGGCGGATAGAGTTTAGGGTGTTTTGCTGCTCTGTCTGACGGCCGTAGCTATCTTCCATTAGCTCCTGAAGTTCGTTGAATTGGTCACGGAACACTTTAAGGTCTTCTATCGTACTATCTGATAACCCAAGTTTTCCTATTACTTCATCGGCTGTAATATCACCAGCTTTAATCTGCTCCATCAACTTGCGTACTTCATTGTTCATCTCGGTAAATCCAAGGGTGTTAGCCAGTCTTGCTTCTGCTAGTTCTGTCTGTACGGCAAGGTCCTTCTTCTCAATTTCCGCAGCTTTTTCCGCAGCTTTAATACGTTCCTGTGTGGATAGGGTTTGGTCATCAGCAGCTTTTTTCAGCTTCTCAATTTCAGCTCGGTTAGCGGCACGTGACATGGACAGCATGACTTCCCTCTTGTCTATCTCATTCAAGACTTCTGCCAGCTTCCACGCCTGTTTGGTTTCATTGACTATTTCATCACCGATACCAGCGAATATGGATTTGGCATCATTCCCCGCCTGTTTGAAGTTCCCGGTAAACAGATTCACTAAAGCACTTCCCAACTTGCCCGCCCGGTCTATTAAGACATTAACAGTGGCACCCAGAGCACCCATTATCTTATTGGCTGCTTCCACGCCCTTCTGTGTTTTGGTGAACCATGATACCAAAGATCCTAAAGCTACAATTAATACTCCAATACCAGTTCCAAGTAGAGCAACTTTCAACAGTTTCAAAACTTTAATCCAGCCGGTTGTGGTGGTCGAAACAGTAAGCATTTCTGTTTTTACTCCAGACAAATAATTTCTTACTCCACCCAAGGAGGTCACCATTACATTTATCTGCTGCACGAACGGGATATTGGCATTGGCGGCTTCCATTATAGCTTCCTTGTAATTACCAACATTTCGGTAATACCGCTGTGTCTCTTCTTCAGCGCCCTTTAGAGCATCAGTAACCTCATTAATTCTGTTTTTTATGTTCATGCCTGTATCCGCATTTCGTTCCGCTTCGGATAAAGCATCGTATTCAGCCGTTAGGTTTGACAGTTTGGCACGGAGAGAAACAAGGCTGTTTTCTTGTGCCTTCTCCTGCTTGAGCTGGTTCTGTATCGTTTTCGATATTACCCGTATCGAATCGTTGCAGTCATTGATGTAGGCTTTTGATGCCGCCATTTCCTCATTGTACTGCTGCCGGGATATGGCGTTTTTATTTAACTGCTCTTTCAGTTCTGCCTCTGCCTTCCTGGCGTTTTCTATATCCGTCTGATACTTTGCTATTGCCTTGATAGCCTTTTCATGATTCACTTTGATATCAAGTATCTTTTCTACTTTGTCTGCCATAATTAATCCAATTGAAAAAGTTTACATTCGCAAATACCTGTTTTCTCTGCTTTTATTGATATGACTGCGTAATATTTTCCATATTGGGCCAGATAAACAGGTACAGACATATCCAAGTTTCGTAATTCATGATCTCTGATTTCTACCAGCTCGGTAATAATCTTAGGTTCTCTGATATATTTCTGATAAGATTTGTAGTTGTTTTCAATAATAGTGTTCCAGTCCAGACCGTCAAAAGTTGCTGTATTGTCGTTCTTTAGGACCAGTAGTCTGGGATCTGTACTTTCGTTATATTGTAAAGCTCCGTCAGATGTATAGGAATATATCGGGATAGTTGCGATTCCACCTTTCATTTCAGACGCTGCGAAAGGCAATGTCAGCGTTTCCTGTTCATATTCCAAAGTCTTATCGTCAACGTATATGATTCCATTGTATTTGTTTTTGTCGTCATTTTTCCATTTGTATACATTCCTTTGAGAGAATCCGTCAATTTTGAAAGATATATTTTTAGGACGGTTTGCACTATATGAGGCGATAACTCTTTTGGTCCAGTTCAGAGCTTTGGTCTTATTTTCTATGATGGTATCAATAGGAACGAAGCTTACGACATTTCCATTGCCGGGAATGGCAAAAGTTCCACAAATAGATGCTATAGCTTTGATAAAGTCTATCTGTTTTATATCAGGTAGGTTTGGAACATAATAGAACCGGGAGTTTGCTTCATCAGTGTCTTTCAAATAGACAGTATCTCGCATCGTTATTTTGACATAGCTTCCTTCTTCTATTGTATAATTCCCCAATTCTGCATAAGGATCGTACAGTATAGCGCTGAGTTCCTCTGTATCTCCTGGATTAAACTCCCCATCTATAGCGAAAGAATACCTGTATTGATTTTCTTGTAATAAGGATATACTCGGATTACACCTGAATTTCAACTTGCTGGTTATGGATTCTTTGTTCCGTATATCGAAAGAAACACCATATTCACCTGAACTTTGTGGTTCCTGGCTAGTATTGACTATTATATTGATAGTTCCAATAATTCTAAGGGGTACGTTCTCTTTCTGCGGCTTGAATCCGATTACCTTGCCTGACGAATCTTTTGTTACAGCCACATAATAGTCAGATCCACTTTCCACAAATTGGAATATTTTGAGAATCCATCCTCCTGGAATATTATATGGAGATATTCCGTCATTTGTTAAAGTTGTAGTGCGAGCTTCGATTTCTTTTGGTGCGCTATTTCTTGAAAGCAATGGAATAACTAAAGTTTTCAACAGTTCGTAGTGTTGTTCTTGGAATTTAAAGGTGATATCGGCATCAGCTTCTATTTTGTTCAAAACCCACATAGCTGTAACCACAGGGTGATACCAGGCAGCCGGCTCATCATTTTTAAAGCCATAATCAATTTTAGGTATTCGGGGCGAATTGTCTCCTTTCTTCCAAATGATGTAATCTTCGTTTTCTGTCCTGCCGTACGATAAATCCTGCAATGTCTTGTTGTCATTTACAATTTCTGCAAATTTAGAAACATTGCCCCATGTCATGGCTATATCTATGGTTTCGGATATTTCTATAAGAATGACGCTGGCGTCCGGTATGATTTCAATCCCATTGCGCAAATAGCGTCCTTTGTGGTTGATACGAGCATATTGTGCTGAATGGGATGGGAGATGCGCATAATTAATCACATGACAGTTGTTGACTGTCAAAGGTAGCTTGATGGAGTATGTGTTGTTGCTTGTGATCTTGCTTACATCGCTAAAAATATTACTTCTAAAATTCAATGTGATATTGGTACTTTCATTAATATCCATTGCTTTGTTATCTATGAATAGTAGTTGTTCTGTCATAAGCTCTGTACGTTAGTTTCAGGTAATATAACGTGAGTTCGAAATAAAAATAAATATATTTCACTTATAATTAGAAACATAGCGATAAAAGTATTAAATTTATAG